ACACCGATTGGTTGTTCTGCTCTTTTTCTTCTTGCCATATTAGTAGGTTAGATTTTCTTTACAGTTGAACCGGGCATTTTTGCGGCACGACCTAATACATCGTTCCATCCAGGATTGCGATTAACGAGTTTATCTTTCCACTCACCGACTTCTCCTGGACTTGCTGATCCTTGGCTCCAATCCCGTTTCCATTCGGGATTATCATTATACCACTGTGTGATGTCATGAACACTCATTTCAATTACTTTTTTCTCACCTGTATCTTTGCTTATAATCGGATAAATTGCCATAAGTTTTAATAATGTGTATCGTTATTTAGATTATGGACTCAACCGCGCTTTATACAATCTTTTTTCTTCATAGTATGCCCAAACATTTGGAGTCCATTTTTGAAGTTCAGGTGCGAAAGAATCGCATAATGCTTGAATCTCAAGTTGAGCATCAAGTTTAGAACGAAGATCCATAAAGTGAAGTACAGAACGAAGATTGAATGAGACTACAAAGTTCTGGCGAATTGCTTGTGCAAGATAATCACGAATGTGCTCTTCACACATACATTTATCATACTTCACAGCATAACGCTTACACCCCTCCAAAATCCACTGTAGTTCATCTTGCCGATCTTCTCCTGTCCACTCATACTTCTTTCCCTTACGGTTGGTGTAGAACCCTGCAGGGCGCACATAGAAGACTTCTTCAACATCTAGTTCCCCACTCGCAACTTTGACTACACGCTTACCAGTATAACGTTGAGATTGAACGTCCCAAGTAGTTCCGATACGGTGAGTTCTTGCCTGAACGATTACATTATGAACAAATCCAGCACAAGAAAATGTAATTTGTGGATGCTCCAAAGGTCCCCAATGTCCCCTATCATTTGCAAGCAAATGTTCTACAATCCACTCACCACATTTTTGGGGATTGGGAACTTCCACTTTATGAATTGGGACTTCAGAATAATCCCCCTTACCTGCCTGCCAAATAACCTGTTCTGGGATTGGATATCCCTGAAGTTTAACTACTTCAAGATGCTTGTCAAGTTCAAGAAGGTCTTTTGCTTTAATAGGTTTCATTTCTTTCCAAATCCTTTTGAGTATTTTGCTTCAATTTGTGCCAATTCTTCTCTGACAACTCGTAATTGTGCTTTCATTTCTTTGAGTTGATCATCAGAATACAAATGATCCTGTTTTGTAAGTCTTCCAAGTAATTTTACTAATTTTTTTGCTCTATCAGTCATTCGTCATCCTCAAAGATTTCGTCGTAATCTACTTCTCTTGGTTTAATATCACCAAATTGGTATGATGATACATCGGAATAAATTTCTACTTTCAAAGCATCAACAAGAAGTTCCATATTACGAACAATAAGTTTTACTTTTTCCTTATCCATAGGTTAAAATTGTTTGAATTCATTTTAGCATAAAAAAAGGAGGGAATCAACCCCTCCTAGAATATTATTAAATGTTTAAAAACCTTCACGTGAGAAAATTTTTGGGGAAATTTTTTCCGACTATTTTGGAAATCACTTTCGTTTTTTCTTTTCCGGTGTCTTGTATCCCCAAATTTTGGGATTAACTCTGCCATCAGTCCATACAAATTCCTTTAGATCTTCACGAAATTTATCCCAATACATATCAAACAAACTAGTTCTTTTTGAACATCTTGTAATATCATAACAAATTTTACCATCAAGAACATAAGAAACTAAGTATGCATCAAGAGGTAACTGTTGATTTTTAGAATCTTTTACATTACAATTTTCATGTAGTATTTCACAACTATAACGTAATTTAGAAATTTCTTTCTCTTGCAATGACCAAACCTCAACCTTTTCGTTATTAGATACCTCTTCCTTTTGTATTGACATTTTTTTTCTTGGTGCAGTATTATTTTCCATCATATCAATTTCAATGTTTTTCAATCAGGTCCTATTACCCCATTTAATGTCTGGATAAGCATCCGAAACAATTTGCTTGGTAATCTTATATTTTGTTTCCAATTTCTTATCTTTAACAAGAATAAGAATCTCTGCCTCAAGTGGATGCAGTCCCTCAAGAACATTAATAAACATTGTTTCTCTACGAAGAGAACTTAGACCACTATTGCCCCCACGAATAAAATTATAAAACCGAGTATATTCTTTGCGAATCGTAGATCTACCTTGATCATTCATGCCAAGTGAATTGGAGTTCATTTCCCCCATTTTACTGACTGCATCTTTAATTTTACCACTAACAGTCCCACCAAAAGAATTTTGCTCCCCAACACTTGCATAAGGAACATCCCCTTCAGGAAGCATAGAGATTAAACTTTCATCAAAATTCCAAATAAACAGAGCCTTCAGAGAAGGATCTCCATATTTTTTAAGAACTTCAACTTTTTTTGCATTTGTACGCTGTTTTGATGCAAGATTCAAAACTTCATATGCAAATGGATTTTGTGGAAGTTCTATGATTGCTGTAGGTTCTTTTACAGCAATCTCCTTAGTCTTCGTCTTCGGCGTCGTCGTAGTCATAATTTTCGTTTTCAAATCTAAAAGCAATTACTTCATCGGGAATAATATTCCCATTATTATCAAAAAATTCAGGATGTAATTTTGGTCCTTCCTGATAGTTCATCATGTATTCTCTAGCAACCCAACCAGTGAGCAGTCCAACAATAAGAAACAGAGTAGTGATTAAACAACCGATTACTAAACTTGCTGCTAACATTTTTTTTCTCCTGGGAACTATTTGGTTTTCTTTATCGTTAAAGAAAATTCAAAATAGATGGTCACCTCCCTTTTTAGAAAGCAAACCAACTTTTCAAAAATAATATGGAAATTCTTGGGTTGCCTTCTCTTACCTCCAGTTAAGATAAGTTCTAAACCACGATTAATGTGATTGTCTAAGTTATTTATGTTTGAATCAGACAACTTGCATCTCTTTCAAAAATTTAACGGTATCAGTACATCCACCAAGTTTTTTTTCATCACAGAGAACCTGGGGAAAGGTAGATCCTTCTCCAAATTCAGCATAAAACTCTTCTTTCGTAAAGTCTTCATTCAGATTATACACTACAAAGTTATTCCCCGTCAACCCAAGAACTTGTTTAACTTTGTAGCAATGTGGACATTCTGGTTTTGAATAAACTGTAAAATTCATAGTTTGTTTAATTCTATTATAATTTATATAAGAAAAAAGAGGAGATTTCTCTCCCCCTATTATACCACCAACTCACTTCTTCCCACCACAGAAGAAGGTCTTGGTTCTCGAAGTCACAGAGAATCATCAAGACTCCTACATTATAAAGGATTTAGTTTCAAATGTCAATACCAAACCAAAATTAGTTAAACATATACTTACGAATATCTGTAATGGTATCATCAGCATCTTTCATAAGTTCTACCATTTGTGGATCTACTAAATCGGGATGATACCACCAATCTTCAAATGGACTCCATTCAGTTGGCGATACATTTGAAACAACCATTTCATATCCCATAAGTTTAAGATATTTTCTTGACTTATCACGATAAGAATTTGTCATATCCACATAATGATCATGTTCATAAGTAATGATTGCAAACTTATACTTTTCAAATGGAATGGAAAGAAGAATTTCAAACGTAGTTTTAGAAGGCTCACAATCAAGTTGAAGATAATCAAAGTTTGTTCCTTGATTAAATTGATCTAACAAATGGATGTAATCAATCTTGGTTGCATCTTGGCAAACAATTTGATTTTTTCTTTGCTCAGAGAACATATTGCAAAGATCTTGTCTAATTTCAATTGAAATTCCTTTCCAATCATATTCAGTTTCAAGAAGTGCTGTATTATTTTGATAGAAAGGTTCCTGTGCTCCCACTTCAAGATATAAACCATTTCTTTTACCTTGAAGTAAGGCAAGAATAAACATATCTTGAAATGATTGAGAATAATTTTTTTGAATCTTATCAGATCCCTCAAACTTAAACCTCAACTGTTCATATCTATCTTGAGTATATTTAATTTCAGTTTCTGGTACGTGTCCAGTAGCATAAGTTAGCAATTTATTTTCAATTATATCGTAATATTCTTTAGATACTACATAATTATTTTTAATTTCTTGTAGTAACATTCTACATTCACGATCTTTTCCCCACATCCAAGCGGCAATAGATTTCTCAAAGAGTAATCCGTATTTTCCAGGATATTCAATATTTGTTTTTAGTGGAAGGCAATCAAAATTACAATATCTCAATGCAAGATCAGCATTCATATAACAATCTTGCCACCACTCCCGTTTTTCTGCAAATCGACTTAATAGAAAATATGCTTCTGGGCGATGTGGTAAGAATGCCTGTGCTTGCCAAAGTAATGATCTGGAACTACCATCTCTAGTTCCCTGCTTTTCATAGCAATATGATCCACGAATTAATGCCTCATAAGCAAGATCTTCATCCTCTGCTCGTTCTGCACATCTCAGAAAATATGTCAGTGCCGGTGCAGTATGTCCTTGATTTTCATACCAAACACCTAGTGCAAAATTATTTTCTGCATTTTCAGTGTCTAAGGAATAAGTAGTAATTAATTCCTCAATTTCAGACTTAGTAATAGAATTTAAATTCACTTCTTTTTTATTTTTATTTTTATTTGTCCACCATTCTAGCACAAGATCTCTTGCAACTTTATGATTTGTTTTTTGCCCACCATTCACATCATCATCATTATTTTCAAATGTAGAAACAAATTCAGTATTCTCAACAAATAGAGGAATTGTATAAGTCTTTCCAAGAGAAGTAAAAATAATATTTTCAATTAGAGGCATCACCTCATAATTTACAACCTCTAAATGATAGGTGTCTCCTTTGATATAATTATCAATGATTTTTTTGGCATAATCTCTTGTCAGAATATATGCAGTTGCTCCCCAATCATCCCAATATCTTTCACGAATCTCAAAAGTATCAAAATTACTTCTAATAGTTAATAACTGAACACAATCAGCATCTTCTGGAAGAGAGTCAATAAATTCATCCCAGGTAAAATCCCAATAATCCACAGTTTCTAAACTTAAATCATCTTCACAGAAGAATCCATAATCTTCTTGAGTATTTTCATGCCTATCTTTAATTGCCTTTAAATGAGAAACACAGCAACCTTTTGTACCATCATTTAAAGTATCTAAGTATTTTCCAGTTACGATGTCATTAGATTCTGAAAATCTCTTTGATATGATTGATTTTGGAGAAATATTATATTTTTCAAATTGATTTTCAATACTTTTCTGCCTATCAACACACTCTTCTAAACTCACATAATACACAGATGTGAGTCCATCTAATTTATTTTTCATATGGATTTCTTCTGCAAGATAATTTTGATTGTTTATTTTAATAATATTCCAATTAGTATTAGGTTTTACATAATAATCGGAAATTTCACCGATCATATTTTTATTTTCCTCAATATGTTTTTGAGATAATGCATATTCAACCTGCCACTCCAATTCCTGACCACTATAATGAGGACTTAAATTTTCACGAATCATATTCTTATAATTTTCATCCCAACCAAATCCTTCAAAATTTTCAGTTCTTTTACTATCTGGATGTGGTAGATGAATCAAACTATTATCATAATCAAGTTTATTTTCATTTAATCCCATATATCTAAGTCGTTGAAATATTTCATCATCTTCATAAGCATAACACTTACCAAGATTTTCATTATATCCACCAATCTTATCATAATTTTCTTTTGAAATAAACAAAAGACCTGTTAGATATAAGAAGTATGGACTATAAGAATTATAGTATTCTTGCAACTGTTGATCATTCATTTCATACTTATTAATCATATAAAGACCAGTCTCAGGATTCAAAAACTCTGAGCTTTTAATATTATGATTTCCAGAAGTAAATGAATTATGATCTGGAAAATATTTTTCTACAAAATTATAATAAGGATTAATTACATAATCAGTATCCATTTTAAGAATATAATCACCAGTTGCAAGACTTGCAGCAAGATTTAATGGTTGTGGTTGATTGAAATATTTTTTATCTTCAACTCTTACTATCTTAATTCTAGAATCTAATTTTGTAAGATGATTTAAAGGTTCATCAGAATTCCAATCAACAATAATTATCTCATGGATATCCTTAATTGTCAACCAAGAATTTAAAGATACTCTAAGAGCATCATACCTATTTTTACAGGCACAAATTATTGAAATACTCATTTTTTGATACAAATTTAATTTTCACTTATTATTAGTTATATGAGTTCCCATTCGGGCAAATACAAATCTTTAGTGTCATAATGTTTAAGTGGGCCGGTTGGAGAAAACCACTGTTTGGGTGCAATAGTTTTTTTACTTTTTGCCAACCAAGATCCCCACCAACTGAAAGTGCTATTTGCAATAATGTGGTAATCACACAAACTCATTAAACATAGGTCAATGTACGCATTTTTAGAAGATATTACAAAATAATTATGTGAAGGTAAAATAAATTGATTTCGACACCATTCAGGATCATTACTTATCACTAACACTGGAATATCTTTGGGCAAATATTCCAATGCTGCAATATAATAATCCAAAGAAAGAGGATAAAAACTGGGATCAGTAACATAGTCACCTCTTCTTATATGTAAAGATATAACTTCAATACCATAAAACATACTATTCATATAGTGAATAGATGGATCATATATTTCTTTATGAAATGAAAAATCCTTTCTAATATCATCCTCAATATGTTTGAAATATTTTTCAGTCTGAAAATATCCATCCAAATTAATATTATCTGGGCAAGTATTGAATAAAATTTGATCAAATTCAAATTTTTCTTCAGAAATAGTTTTTTCAAACTCATCCGACAAAGTAGGTGATATTTTGAAACATTGATTCAATTCATATTCTCTTTGTGGCACCGAATACCAATATCCCCTATTTGTTGCTAATCCTTTCAGTGTAGCATATTGGAACATTTGATTTCCCAAATATCCCTTATAACCAAGATTTTTAAATGAAATCATATCTATACTTTATTAAATAATTGATTTATTGATTTATTTTTACCCACAGTTTTCCACCAAGTTGTAACCTCAGAAATGTAATCTTTGGGGTGCGAATTCTCACTATCCCAAACCGTACTATCAAAATTAGAATTAGTAACAAATAATGGGAATGTATAATTTGTATTATATTCAAAGGTTGTATATGTTATAGTTTCTGGACCAACATTAGTGTAAATATTTAACCTAATGTCTTTGTCAATTCCACAATAGTCTAAGCAAAAAATACCCTCACTATAATAATTATCTATTAACCTTTTTGCGTGACTTCTTTTTATTATGTACGCAACACAGGACCAATCATCCCAAGATCTAGGTTTAAAATGAATGCCATTTTTATAATGTTTTAAAAATATTTCGGGAGGTCTGGTTAATGATAATTGTACAGTTTGCCATTGAGAAGGCAACATTGCCATAAACTCATCCCAAGTAAAATTCCAATACTCCAGTGTTTCTAAACTCAAATCATCTTCACAAAAAAATCCATATTCTTCATCTGTAGTATCATACCATTTTTTAATTGTTTTTAAATGTGATGTGATTGCCCCCAAGAAAGATAAATTATTTTGTACATAATCTCCAATATTTTTTTCATTATATTCTATTTCGGAACATTCTTTTTCAGAAATTCTTTCATATTCGTGAAAAATAATATTTAATCCTTCATATTTCAAACACGATGAAGAAAGAACATTTCTTCTATCAGAGGATTCTTTTAAACTAACGGCATTAATTGTTGGGAAATTTTTTAATTTTTTTGGTTGTGGAACAATTTCAAATTTCTTAAGGTCTGAAATTTGTTGTTTTATGCTAGTTTCAACCGGACACTTATATTTTGTATTTAAACTTCTATCACAATAGACTGATTTAACAGGAACAACTTCATTGTTTAAATCATATATCTCATTAATATATGAAATGAGTTGATATTTACTTACAGTATCTGGAGAAAAATAATGTCTAATACCTTTCCAATAAGAAGCATCTTTTATTATTCTTTCAATATGTTTTGAAAGTTCTAAGCAAGTTAAACCATTCCAAAAATGATTTAAATATCCATTTATACTAGAATTATTATTTGATTTAACCCATTCCAAAAGAGATTTTTTATTATGCACTTCTTCCCCAATAATTGAAGTGCGAATAATTGTAAGATTTAAATTTTCACCTAAAGATTTACTTTTTCCATAATCATCCATACAATCGTGTAATGCATCCTCATCATAGTCACCCCCATTCCCACTAAAAACACAATCAGTTGTTATGTGAATAACATTGCAATTAAGAGTGGAAAGAAAATGTGGAAATAAACTATTCACTTTTATCAACTCTTCTGAAGAATAATTTCTCTGTTTTATTATACCAGCAGCATTAATAATTACATCATAAGAATTAAAATTATATTTTTTTGTTATGGTAGAAAAATCTTCCAAAAGATTTATTTCATCTCTGGTAATAGAAATTACTTCAAAAGAATTGTTAAAATATTGTTTTAAATAATTTCCAAGCATTCCATTTGCACCAAAGATAAAAACTTTTGTGTAATATTGTCTTGGAAAATATTTAATTGCACATTCCTTTATATCTTCCGAAAGATCTTCAAAATTAAACTGCTTAAATTTATAAGTTTCGTCAAAAATATATTTCTTTTCTACGATAGAATTGGCAATATTTTCATCAGTATTATATGACTTATTATTATATTCTTGATGTGCAAATGATTTAATTTTGGACTTGATATTTTCCACATCCATAAAATAAGAAAAATGCCATCCACCATCTTCAATCTTATCAAAAAAAGTATTTTCTGACAATTTACTATTACGCAGATTCAAATAACCGTTTCTAGAACAAAACTCAACAGTAGAAAAAACTGTACCTAACCATTCATCATGAAGAAATGTATGAAAATTATAATAAAACATCTTACATTTAGAAACACACGGATTAAATTTTCCAGTATTTAATCTAATGTTTTCTATAATTTTTTTATTTGGAATTTCATCAAGATCAGAAACCATAATTATATCATCTGGAGAAAAATCAGATAAATTTTGAGTGATATAATTTCTTTGCCCATGTTCTAAAGTCCAGGCACCATCATCAAAATCAGTCTCTTTTAAATTATTTGAAAAATTTAAATTACTAATATCTGGTTCATACTTTAATCTTATTATTTTTTTCCTTATGTGTTCTGGTATAGTATCAATTATTTGATCTAAGTAATATGGTTTCAATTTTCCAGAATGTGTATAGTTTGATTCTGAAATAATGAAATGATCTACGACATCATTTAAATAATGAAGTCTGAAATTAATCATATCAAATTCATTATTAAAAATAAAACCATCTAATATTTTTCTATTCATTTTATATTTCAGGGTTATAAAAGTTTTTTGATTTTAGAAAATTGTACAATTCCTGTTTTTCAATTATACAATTTTTAGAAGAATACTCATTATCATTGAAAGAAATTTCATTATATATTTTTTCTTGGTGCATTAAATAAATATCATTCATTTTTTTCATACGAGGAATCTCATCATAAGATGCCATAATTTCGTGAATCTTTTCACAACTCCTCGGAGAAGAAACAGAATATTTAAGTCCAAATTCTTCTCCAAAAATTTCAAACAAATTAAGTATTCTCATACTTTTTAGATTAGGAATAATATTATATCCGGTGTAATTCAAAGATAGTTCAATCAAATCTACAGCATCTTCAACATCAATGAAAAATCTTGTCATTTCTTCTCCATATAAGGAAAGACTAAAATTTTCTTTAATGCTTTTCCATATCAAAGGTAAAATGCTTCCAGTGCTATTTAATACATTTCCATAGACTACTGTACTCAATTTAACGGAAGATTTTTGTGAATTGGAAATGAATGATTCTCCAGCAACATATTTCATTGCACCATAGATTGTTGTTGCAGATCTACTTTTATCACTTGAAACAAAACATGCAGATTCAAAATTATTTTCTTCTGCACATCTCCTACTATTAAATCCACCTTGAACTATTACGTGATTTGCTTCTTCATAATTATCATGACATGCTTGAATCTGTTTAAAAGATGCTGCAAAAATACCAATATTATGATTTCTACTTGATCTAAACATTAGGTCATAATTTCTAATATCTCCACAAATACAATTAATGTTTGGATATTGCTTTTTTAAATAATACTGTTTTGCCTCATCTCTAGAATAAACAGTAATTTCATTGGAATCATAATACTTTTTAATAATTTCCTTTCCAAGAAATCCCGTTCCACCTGTCAAAAATATTTTTTTATTTTTCATTTCCAACCATTCTACAATACTTTGCTTTCCAAATAATTTGCTCTTCTGTTAATGTTTTGTGGTAAATATATTCAGGAAAATTTTTAAAAAAGTATTCGTATGAATAATCTATTTTTGTAATTTTCGTTTCATCAAATTCATTTCCAAAATATATTCCCATAGTTCCCTCTTGTTCGCCAGGAAATCCTATAAAAGTTGCAGTTTGTTTCGGATAATTTTTAACTAAATCTATCCACATCTCATATACATTTCCATTAAGAGTATTGATGCAAGTATGATTTTGAGTTAATGGCAATATATCATGCAAAATAATCATTCCATCTTTTTTTAGGTGCTTTATAGAATTACAAAAATCCCTATAAACTTGATATTTCTCATGGCAAGCATCAATATAAATCAAATCAAACTTAATGTCATTATTTAAGGAACTGAAATAATCATCAGTATATTTACAAACAATTTCAGGCAAATTTGAATTTGGATTTGCATCTACACCCACTTTATTTTGACATTCAACTATACTCCAACAATTTAATCCGGTAGAAACACCCAATTCTAAGTATGAAGAATACTCTAATTTTTTAATAATATTATTAAAAAATTTTCCTCTCCAATTATAATTTCCATAATAATTTTCCATTTCCATAATCATTCAAAAATATACTCCTTAACAAATTGTTGATTAACCCTTAATAGATATGCTGCATTATCTTGAAAACCAAAGGTGATCAGATAATCATCACCATACTCACACATACCAACAGCAAACTCAAT